TCTCGGTTTAGCAACAGCAGCAGCCATCGTTGGGCCTGCTATTCGCGGCATTGACAAGACTGATCCTGTATTCGGGCGCATCGCTGATGTAGTAGATGTAGAGCTCGACAAACTTGCAAAGAAATCACGCAAGAAGAAGGCATAGACTTCCCTACCTCCATTGGGAAACGCCGAGGGGGTCAGACACGCACCTGACCCCCATCGGTATCTATAAAGGACTACTTGAGAGTCTGTGTTAGGGTATGCGCGGAGGTGGGATATGGCATTAGGTGAAACACTAGAGGCGATGGCGAGTCGCGCTCGCAGATCAACAGGCTGTGCATATATGGCTCTGTATAGCTCGCTATCAAAAGAGGATCAGAAGGCACTAGATAAGGCATGGGAGAGGCAGATGCCACTCAGTCTGATAGTGAAGGCACTCAGGCAGGAGGGACATAAGACCTCCAACGATGCCCTGAGAGCCCATCGCAAGGGCGAGTGCAAATGTCCAAAATAGAGAACATCCTCGCATCTCGGCAGGATGAGTATGGCGATGCGATAGACAACTTTGAAAAGATAGGCAAAATCTGGGGAGCTCTACTAGAGATAGACCCCATCCCTCCATATCAGGTAGCTCTGATGATGGATGCTCTGAAAACTGTCCGGCTGTTTCGATCTCCTGACCATGAGGACTCCTGGCTAGATAAACAGGGCTACACACAGCATGGATATGAGATAGCTACACGATGAGCCTAGAGGACAAACTCAACAGTCTCCCAGAGGGTATCGAGTCCTCTGATGTGAGAGAGCTACGATCTGTTATCTTCCGACTGCAGAAACAGCTACTCAAGGCAAAAACAAAGACAGACGACCTAGTAGAGGCGACCCATCAGGCTGCCTATGATGCGATGCTGACCTATGGGCCTGTCAAAAATGTGACCCCTCCGCCGGTGGATAAGCGCAAGGCGAGAGTCGAGGTAGCCCTGTGGCATATGACCGACTGGCAGGGGGCAAAACGCACCACGAGCTATGACTCTCAGGTGATGAATCGCAGAGTCCTACAGTTTGCCGAGCGAGCTGTACGCATCACCGAGATACAGAGAGCTGACCATCCTGTGAAAGAGTGTGTAATCCTCTTTGGCGGAGATATGGTCGAGGGTTTATTCAACTTCCCTACCCAGGCATTCGAGATAGATGCGACCCTATTCGAGCAGTATGTGACTGTATCTAGACTCTGTGTGGATGTAGTGCGGTATGCGCTCGCCCACTATGAGAGGGTGACAGTCGTACCTGAGTGGGGCAATCATGGGCGCATCGGATCGAAGCGCGACAATGTGCCGAGATCAGACAACTTTGACCGGATGTGCTACGAGCTAGCCCGACAGCTCCTACAGGGTGAGAAACGCCTGACATGGCAGGAGTGTCCAGAGGACTGGCAGAAGGTCGAGATAGGCAACTACCGAGCTGTACTGATACATGGCGATGAGATAGGTCGAAATGGGTACGCGAGCCCTGCGGCTATAGTCCAACATATGAATAGATGGAGATCAGGGGCTCTACCCTGGGAGTTCCGCGATGTCTATGTCGGTCACTATCACACACACGCTGAGTGGCCGATGGCTAACGGACATGGAGCTGTATATCAAACAGGATCGACAGAGAGCGATAACAGATACGCAGGAGTCATGCTCGCAGCATCGGCTACTCCATCACAGCGACTACATTTCATAGACCCTGAGAAGGGGCGTGTCACGGCTGGATATAAGGTCTGGCTGGACTAGGTTAGGTCATCGGAGGAGGCGTTATGACACAGATGACTGCAGTATCCCTGTTCGCAGGTATCGGAGGCTTTGATCTAGCTCTAGAGCGTAATGGGGTCAAAGTCGTAGCATCAGTAGAGATAGACAAACACGCGCAGGGTGTACTGCGCAAACAGTTCCCAAACAGTCAGATACTAGGCGATATCCAGGAGGTATCAGGTGAGCAACTCATTAGCGCAGGATTTACTCCGCAACACGGAGTCATCGTTGGAGGATTTCCATGCCAAGACTTGTCTGTGGCAGGGAAACGAGCAGGGCTCGCAGGAGCTAGGTCTGGACTTTTCTGGGAAATCTGCAGACTCCTCGATGAAACGCAAGCGAAGTACTTCATCCTCGAAAATGTCCCAGGACTGCTCACATCTAGTGGAGGAAGGGATATGGGAGTCGTCATCGGGGCGTTGGCTGAGAGGGGGTATAGCATCGCGTGGCGTGTGCTTGATGCTCAGTACTTCGGAGTCCCCCAAAGACGGCGCAGAGTCTTCATTGTCGGATGTCTTGGAGACGACTGGAGAACACCTGCAGAAGTACTCGATCTCGCCGAAGGCAGCGCAGGGGATACTACGCCGAGCAGGTCGAAGGGGCAAAACTCTACCGACACAACTACAGACAGCGTTGGAGCAGGTAGCAGGGCTGGAAACTTCGAGCTCTACGATTTCCCCAACGGAGAAGTGAGCCCATCACTCAACGCATCGCGAGCGCATGACACGATGACATGGTGGGATGGATCGACAACGGCTCAGGCTCTGACTACTACCTCGAACGAACAACGGATGCCTGATAAGGGCAGGATGCAGATGGTGTTGATAGATGAACCTACTGTGGGCAGTCAAGACTAGACGGGCTCAGACTGTTGAGGATAACGAGTCATGGGCTATGGGAGGGGTAGTACCTACCTTGAATGTATTTGATAACGCACACGAGACACGAGCTACTGTCATCGTTTTCTATGGCAACAGAGTGGATGACATACGCATCCAGGATGACAAAATCAACACGCTACAGGCGCGTATGGGGACAGGTGGGAACAATATGCCGATGGTCTATCAGGAGGGTGAGGATGAGACAGTCGCCTACTCGATACGAGAGGATGCTCAGGCCGATACTTTCTCAGCTACACCTACAGATACAGCTCTAGCACTACAGGCTCATCAGCCATCGGTACAGAGCCATCATGCACAGCTATTCGTAGCTCAGACATTTGATACCTACAATCAGACGACTAGCGATATAGCGCAGACTCTGAGATCAGGGACAGATATGGACAAGATGGGGGTGGTGCATATGGAAGAACCGATGGTGCTACAGGATCGAGAGGGCAAGCCAGGAGGCGGCAAGGGGCCGTTGGTGTCCGATACCTCGTTCTCGCTGCGCACTTCTAACTTTCAGACACTTTTCACATCTACTGTCAGACGACTGACTCCTACAGAGTGTGAGCGACTACAGGGATTCCCTGATGGCTGGACTGAGGGACAGGCGGATAGTCATCGCTACAAACAGCTAGGCAACGCGGTGGCTGTACCGGTGGTGGACTGGCTCATCAGTAGATTGGTAGCCTCAAACGAGTCGATGGAGTCATCTACAGAGTAGGGATGCTCTCTACGACAGTCTCCACAGGAGAGGCACATCAGTCCTCATCCTCATCTATAAAGTCATCTACATCCTGAGTGCGGATATCTAGATTGTTTGCTTTGCAGAACTCAATCGCGCCCTGAAACAAACTCATAGCTCTATTGCTCATATCCTGCATCTGATCTGGATATTTGAAGTCTGACTCCACCTCAACGATTAGGTTGAACTATCCTGCATCTGATCTGGATATTTGAAGTCTGACTCCACCTCAACGATTAGGTTGAACAGACTGATATGTACTCTGGCTGACATAGCCCACCCCCTGACCCCTGAGTATGCCATCCATTACATCTAGGGCGTGGCGGTACTTCCATATGTCAGGCGTGTCGTCTAAGGTCTGACCTGACCCTGGGCGCGATGCGCCCCCTATAGAAAGAAGGCACATCATGGCGTTTGACTTGAACGCGTATGAGACAGTAGCGGAAAGATTACAGCGAGCTCACTCTGACCACGCTGACCTCCGCATCATCACCGAGATCGTGGACATCGTGCGCGATCCTCAGACACTCCGACCTCTGCAGTACATCGTGAAGGCATCGGTGTACTACGGCGACCTACTCAAGGCTGTGGACTTTGCCGAGGAGATGGTGGGCTCTAGCCCTGTGAACAAGTACTCAGCTCTAGAGAACTGTTCGACCTCGGCTGCAGGTCGCGCACTCAGTATGGCTGGCTATCTCGGTGTCGATCCAAACAGCAAGAAGCCAACACGCCCTACTCGTAATGAGATGGAGAAGGTAGAGCGCGCTAAGAGTGCAGATACCAAACCTGCTCTCGTAGTCAAAGTACCAACACCTGAGGAGACAGCGAAGGCTGCATCTCTCATCCCTACAGTCGCTGATATCACTACGAAGGCTGAACTCAAGACCCTCTATAACGAAAACGCGAGCATCCTAGAGGTGCGTGTAGATGGAGTCACTCTGCTAGATGCCATCAACAAGAGGCTCGTGCAACTGTGATAGACCGCAACAGAGTCAGAGTAGCGAGTAATGCACAGCGCACCTCGGTACTCGCAGCAGAGAAAGCCCTGCCGAGATCAGGGACAAAACGGCGCAGAGTCTATGACTACATTGTGAATCGTGGACTGCATGGTGCTACTGATGATGAGATACAGGATGCACTAGGGATAGACGGCAACACAGTCAGACCTACTCGTGGCGGTCTAGTCGAGGATGGACACATCATGGACACCGGCACTACACGCAAAAACAAACACGGAAACGAGTGCATCGTGTGGCGATGTGCAGAACAGGGGATGCTCCTATGAGTGACAAACAAAAGAAGTTTCAACCCACGATGGGATTTGTGGTGGCAGTACATCAGAACGCTATGGGTATCAGGTCGGTAGCGAAGGCTCTCGGTGACATATTCCCTGAGCGACTCGGTGAGGCTCTAGAGATGGCTGGATATCAGCTCGTTGTCGATCCGTTCGATCTATCTGCAGATGCAACCAAACTCATAGCTATCCAGGAGAAACAGAAAACTGAGGGGCTACGCATAGTGAAGGAGGCTGATGATGAGTCAGGTAGTGACACCACAACAGATTGAGAGTCGCCTGTATGTACTATCAAAAGAGGTAGATGTGGCGCATCAGGAACTCGTATCGTGCGAGATGTCGTACTACACGGCAGTCGCAGACTATGAGATAGGTCTAGCCAAATCGCGACTAGAACTAGCAGGTCGCTCATCCCCCACTGGCAGAAACTACACAGTAGGCGAGCGCGAGGACATCGCACTCGTGGCAAACGCTGAGAAACACATGGTCATAGCGGCTGAGGAGGCGAAGGTCAAAGCATCTCGCGCCAATGTGCAACGACTACAGACACAGGTGAAAATCGCGCAGAGTATGAGCGCATCAGTCCGAGCGAGTATGGAGCTATCATGAAGTACAAACTATTAGCAGTATGTCTAGCCATCACATCTAGCCTATGGGCATCCCCATCTCACGCTGATGTATATGTCATCGTAGATGAGAATGGAGTCGCGCAGAGTGGAGCGATAGTCTGTGACTATTTCACCTGCGGTGATCCCAACAGTCTCTACTCGAAACTGACTCTCGCTCCTGGGCAGAGATATGCACTACAGGGGACAGGTAGCGCAGGTATAGGCAACAACAATCCCAACACCGAGGTCAGAGTAGATAGCAATAACACATGGACAGCTACACATACTGATCCTGTGACTACACAACAGACTGTGACTATCATCAACGACCAGCCACAGACACAACCTGTATCGCCTAGACCCATCAGAGTAGATACAAGTACTGTCACATCTGATACCTCTACAGTCAGAAGCGACACATCTACAGCGACTGTATCTCTCACAGATATAGAGGACTTATCCTCTCTCAGGTGGATGCTGGAGTTTATCCTCGCGCATTTCCCTGCTTTTCTCGCATATCTACAGACTGCGAGGGGCTGATATGTCCGAGGAGGAGCTACGAGCAAAAATAGCCGATGAGATTAGGTCGATAGACCTCTCAGAGGGCAAGGAGATATCGTCAGATTGGTATGCAGCATCACTACGAGTGCGGATGATCTGTGCTCTAGTAGCCGAGAAAGGGCTCAAGAATGATTGATTTACAGGATGTCATTGTGAAATCACTACAGGGCTACGATGCTCAGAGAGATCGAAGTCTGCAGGTGGATATCGGGCCGAGCAGTCTAGGTGGCTGTCGTAGGCGTGTATGGCACGAGCTGAAACAAGACGAGAAAATAAATCCGACAGAATCACTCGGAGCAATCCTGGGTACTTTTATCCACTCAGGCATGGAGAAGGTCATGACTCGACTCGATCCGTTCGGCGACAACTACCTCATAGAGCTAGAGATATCTCATGAGGGTCTGCGCGGTCATTGCGACCTGTTCATCAAAGACCTTGGACTCGTAGTGGACTTCAAAACCACCACCAAGTCAGGTCTGCGATATCTGAATGACCGGCAGAAAATGTGGCAGATACATACCTATGGGTATCTCCTGTCTAAGAATGGCTACGATGTCAAGGAGGTATCCCTAGTGGGCATACCTCGTGATGGCAAGATGTCTGATATCAGAGTCGTACAAGAGCCATATAGCGAGCTGACTGCACTAGAGGCAATCGCCTGGCTTGATGAAATCAAAGACATCGTGAGTAGCGATGCCGAACCACCTGCCCCTGAGAAGTTCGTGAGTTTCTGTAAGGACTACTGCCCCTACTTTGACTCATCGGGGGTGCGTGGATGCCCAAGTATGGCGAAGTAGATTGGGATCAGGCTGAGTGTAAGGGCAGTATCTATACAGACCTGTTCTACACAGTCGAGGAGCAACGCTCGATCCTGCAGTATGAGTACATCAACGCGCTGCGCTCGGTCTGCGCTCGCTGTCCTCTATGGGCTACCTGTCTGACATATGCGATGGAGCATGAGGACTATGGCGTATGGGGTGGCATGACGAGCGTAGAGCGCGTGGCTATGCGTGACCCCAATCGCTATCCCAATCAGAGGTTGAGGGCAGTAGAGGAACTAGCTCTATATGGCATCACATATGAGCAGATAGTGGAGTGTATGTGAGTATCCGGCTGATGGCAGAGGTGTGGCGCACCGACCTGCCTACTGTAGAGAAGATGGTGTTGCTAGTGATTGCGGATCATGCAAATGATGAGGGTACGCAGTCCTATCCGTCACAGGCGACTATCGCCAAGAAATCATCTATCTCAGTACGAACCGTTCAGAGAGCTGTGAACAACTTGGTGGATGAGGGGTACATCAAGATGTTCAAGCACTCTGGCGGTTCGGCAGGATGCCGAGAGGATCGCAGACCACATCTGTATCAGATAAACATCCACAGATTACGAGGCGACAATGTGACGGGGCGTACCGATGTCGCTGACGGGGCGACATTGGCGACAGATACGGGGCGACAATCACGCCCTAAGAACCATCCTTTAGAACCATCATTGAAACACCACTTCGAGATGTTTTGGTCTATCTATCCGAGGAAGGTGGCAAAACAGGCTGCACTCAAGGCGTTTGTGAAAGCCCTGCAGGTAGCTACAGGTGAGGAGATATGCGCAGGGGCTCGCAGATATGCCGATGATCCGAATCGCAGTCCGAGCTATACAGCCCACGCAGCCACATGGCTCAATGCACACCGGTGGGGCGATGAGCCACTACCGCCGAGGGAGCTATCCAAAGAGGAGAAACTCGCCCAGGAGAAGGCTGAGGCAGAGAGGCGCAGAGAGATCGAGGTGCGCAAGGCTGCCGAGTATCAGCGAGAGCTAGATGAGGCGAGAGAGAGGGCTGTACCGATGCCTCAAAGTATCCGAGACATGCTACAAAAACGCTCACGCTAAACCTCAGAGATAGTGTTATCCTGTATGTAATCATTACACCACGAGGAGGTGTCATGGAACGGATAGTGAGCCCAGGTGAGGTCAGCTATGGAGATCAGGTTGTAATCAACCGCCACACCTATACAGTCAAGAGCACATTTGGCCCTGACCGGATAGGCACATATGACTTCTATGTCGTAGATGAGACAGGTCGAGATCATCTTGAGATTGTGAATGGAGCAGTTACACTCCGAGTGTGATCTCATTCTTTGTTGATGGCAGACCCATACCCCAGGGGTCGATGAAGGTCATCAACGGACATATTCTGCACACGCAGGGCTCTGCGCTCGCCGTGTGGCGATCCTCCATCGCCTTAGGAGCTAGACAGGCAGGTGCTCTGCCGCGCGATGGCGCAATAAGTATTGAGATGTCGTTCGTCATGCCCAAGCCTCGTACTGTGACTCGATCTCACCCCACAGTCGCGCCTGACCTAGACAAACTCGTCAGGGCTGTCCTAGATGGACTTACAGCTATCGCCTACAGGGATGATGCGCAGGTCACATCTATCATAGCTCGCAAGGACTATGGCGAGCGCACTGGTGTGGATATCACCCTATGGACACCGATTCCGACACTCCTCTAGGGGTACTTGTAATGCATAGAGGGTAGGCGTATCTTTTTATCTGCAGGGGGAGTAGTCCCCCACCTAAATGGAGGCAGATATGAAGTACGAACTCAAAAACATCAAGACCCTCAATACACACGATGGCGTGGCATGGACAGCATCTGTGTACAGAGATGGAAAGCGCATCGGTACTGCAGAGGATCGAGGCGATGGCGGTAGCACATGGCTATATCTAGACAATCGCGCAGATGAGGCTGACCTCGTAGCATGGTGCGCAGAGGCATCAAAGAACTCAGGTCTCTGGATGGCGCAGTATGCAACAGAGACCATCAAGACACATCATGTAGGTGGAGAGCAAAACGGCACAGCAACCTACGAGTTACGCTTCAACGATGAGATGGCACTCGCATATCTCATGGAGGTATCTGACCTCGACAAGCGCGCTAAGAAAAACATCGTATTCCGCACACCACGCGCAATCCCTCACACTTCTGTGGATACATATGACACATACACACTCTCAGGTCGGAGTATGGCGACAGAAACACCAGCATCAGTATCGGCGGCACTTGTGTACATCACTAACAAGTTCAGTAACGCTGAGGTATGGCACTCTCGCGAACACATGTGGGTGTCTGCATCAGAAATGCTCAAAGATGTGCGCGCATATGTACCTGTACAGGTAGGTGCATAGTCATGGCTCGCAGAGTACGCGTATATCTAGAGGATGGCTCACACACTCTCGTACCTCAGTCTGAGGCGCAGAACCTCGTAGGCATCACAGAGAATGGCGACCTCATCGTGCGCACAGATGAGCCCATATTCAAGATAGGTGAGTATCTAGGACTGACATCGTGCTGTGGTGCGACAGCGAAAGGATGCGATGGCTATGTGGGATGTCGTATCTGCTATGACGAGTGCGACTCAGCACTAGGAGCACCACTACGCGACAGCGATATCTATCTGAGAGTGAGGGCATCATGAGTACACAGACCTATGAGGGATGGAAGAACAGAGCCACCTGGAACTGTGCGCTATGGATAAACAACGAGTATCCGATGTACAAGGCTGCATGTGAGTTCATGCGCATGTACAAGGGCAGAGAGCCATATCGCGAGTACATCCGATGGCTATCTCTAGAGCAGGATCGAACACCCGATGGTTTCAAATGGCTCGGCACACGCCTGAGCTATAAAGAACTGAACGACATGATGAGGGAGATGCTCTCATGACCCTGACAGTACGAGATGTATATGAGTGGCACATGGAGAACGCACGAGAGTGCATCGGCAGAGCAGACCTCAAAACACAGGCGGAGATGCATATCGACTTCGCGAAAGCATTACAGGCTCATCTACCACCACCACCCTGCAGTATGTGTCGCGGATCAGGAACGCAAGTCATCAGCGATAGTGAGGCATACGAGGTACTGCCCTGTGACTGCCAAATGCCATGAGTGTCGAGGCAAAAGAGCCCACCTGCGCATGGTGTGGCACATCCGGTAGTTTCGCAAACAGACTCATAATAGGACTAGATACAGAGGGAGAGCTACTCGCAGAGTGCGAGTGGTGCGCATCAACAGAGTATTTCAGGAGGAAGGCAGCAAATGGCAAACGAGATAACTAGGCTGACACGCAGGGGATGGATAGTCCTCGTGGTCATACCTGCGATAGTGATAGGACTGCTGTTCGCATATGTGACACGCGATGTCTGCTATGTAGGATCAGAGCATGGGAATGCCCTGGGGTATGGCTCATGCATGGAGCAGATAGATCGAGTCATCGAGGAGGGCAGATGATGGATAGCTACACATTTATGGTGCAGGTTGTAGAGGATGGAGAGGTCAGTTTCAGTCAGAAGTATGACTCGGCTGTGGAGGCGGTACGAGCCTATGACCGATTTGTGGACTACGGCACTTGTAAGTATTGGCGCGAGATAGTCCTCGTAGAGGCAGATGGGCGAGCGCACAGCAAGTCATTTGATGCGCCACGCCTCGTGACCATCCGATAAACTTTGGAGAGTCCAAATACCAACCTGAAAGGGGTAAGAGATGGACAGCATGATAAGTAGATGTACCTGTGGCTCATGGAGATATGGTGATGCCACCTGCGGAGTCTGTAAGGCGTTGGAGGCAAGGGGCGAATAGTTAGCCTCTCTGTACGAGCACTCATAGTAGCCCTGACAGGGGTGGTGCTCGTTTTGCCTAGCCACGCTAACGCGCCGGTGATGACTCCCAAACAAAAACAGCAGTTTGTGATCTCACAGATGTCAGCCAAAGACTATGCGAAGCACCTACTACGCAAGGAGCACAAACAGCCTGAGCGTGAGTACCGATGCCTAGCTCAGTTATGGGGCAAGGAGTCTGCCTGGAATCACAGGGCAAAGTCGCCTACCCATGACTACGGCATCCCACAAAGACACATGAGCCATAACTCGGCTGCACAGATAGCTGAGTTCCTGAGCCATCCCCACCCTCAGGTGCGATGGGGGCTCGGCTATATCGAGCACAGATACGAGACTCCCTGCAAAGCGTTACACTCCTGGCTATCTAGAGCAGACAAAAACGGCAGAGGAGGCTGGTACTGATGAGCACAATCATCCCAATCCATATCGAGCGACCTATCCCACATCTAGATGATGATGAAATCTATGAGGATGATGATGAGGACTAGGTACAGGTGGACAAGAAAGTAGTAGCAATAGTGGAGGAGAGGGCAGGTGGATACTGTGAAGTCTGTGGATTACCAGCACAGCCATCTATGGCTCTGCATCACAGAAAACTCCGTTCTAGAGGTGGGAAGGACACAGCTAGCAATCTCATCAGAGTGCATCACGGCTGTCACAACCTCAAAACGAGCAGCATCCACAACAACCCAGACTATGCGAGTCAGAAGGGCTGGATGGTCGCATCCTGGCAAGAGCCATCCCAAGTCCCCTTCTCTCGATCTGATGGATCAGTCGTACTGTTACAAGATGATGGTAGAGTCAGCGTTCTCATGGAAGGTGAGTGATATATGGAAATCAAAGTCAAGGGCAGAGTCGGAAGCGACCCTGAAATCAAGTTCGTCACACAGGATCAGTTACCGCTAGTCACATTCAGCATCGCATACACACCGCGCAGCAAAAAGGGCGGCGAGTGGGTAGATGGTGAGACTATGTGGTTCAAGGTAGCTCAGTTCGGCAAAAAGGCTGAGGCTATCGCTGACACCATCAAAAAGGGTGACGAGGTACTCGTGCTCGGTAGTGTCAAACAATCGACATTTCAGGGCCGAGATGGAGTAGAAAAGACTGCGCTAGAGATTACAGCGAGTGAGGTCGCGCTAGTACCTCGCCTACAAAAGGAATCAGGGAGAGCCACATCTCGTCAGCCTGATGCGTTCGATCCAGGATGGTAGATGAATCTCTGATGACCTCACTAGAGGTCTCCGAGCTACTAGGTATCACGCTCAATAATCTGAGACAGATACAGCATCGGAAGCAACTCACATATGTGTCCAAACTAGGTCGCAAGGTGTACTACAGACGAGAGGATGTAGCGCGCTTCCAGGCTATCCGACAGGAGAAACATGGCAGACCTTGAAACATTACAGACCATGATGCGCGCTCTAGAGCATCAGACTCGTAGCCAAGTCATCAGGGAGATCGAGGCATTTGCCGGTGACTATCATCATCACATAGATGGGCGAGATGTAGTCATCGTGGAGCAACTTCTAGACTTTCTCAGGGGGATACCGAGTGATAAGTGACGATCCACAGATAGCCATTGTGTTACAGACAGTCGCAGATCGCATCCGCGCTCGCGGATACGAGAGCCTAGCCTTCAAACTAGAGAACCTGCTAGACCTCCATCGTGAGGAACTAGAGGAGGAGCTCAAGCGCAAACCGCGTAAGTAGTTCTATCATCCTCACATGAGCGTAGTCATCACAGAGGACATCTCGGTAGCTGATATAGATGAGGCTATCCG